TTTTTTTATAGAAAGGATGTTCTATGGGTTGGAATCCATTTAAGAAAAGCAGTTGGACTAAACTAGGAGACGACATTGCGGATACTGCTAATGACGTGGCAGATACCGTAACAGACACCGCAAATGATGTCGCCGATACAGTTACTGATACTGCTAATAAAGTTGCTGATGGCGCTACTGATGCTTATAATGCAACGAAAGATTTTGCCGAATCACTTGCTAACGATACAGCAAAGGCGGTACAACATACAACACAAACTTGTACATCGCAGGCATCTGAGTATGCAAAACAAGGTTTCGATGTTACTTCCACAGAATGGAAGAACGGAACAAAGGCTTGTATTGATAGTGTAAGTCATGGTGTTGAATACGTAGAATGGGCAGCAACAGAAGCATATGAATGGTTAGATGCGAATGCTTGTTATATTGGACTTAATCTCGCTCTTACTACTGGATGTGTCGCATACTTTACACCGAAACCAAGTGCTACTGATCCGGGAACGGTAACTTCAACAGCAATTAGTTCTACCTATCTTGGTTATATTGCAACACAAGGTATGAATACCGCCTGTGCTGTAGCCGTTGGTGGTTTGATTACAGAAAGCATTTGGTTAATTCCTGGTGTGAAAGGTAATTGTGATAAAAAGATGTTGAACAACGTCATTGTGAATATGATTGCAACTTGTAATCCTGCTGTTCTTAGTGTTAGTCTTGCAACTCCCGCTGGTGTGGGTATCTTTGTAGGTAGTGTTATTTCTCCAATTGTTGCTCAATTGGTATGTGAAAAGATTGCGCCAAAGGGAATGAAAAACGCCGTGAGTTGATATGGATGTTAGATTAACGTCTGGTCAGAATACAATACTATATGATTGCAACTTGTAATCCTGCTGTTCTTAGTGTTAGTCTTGCAACTCCCGCTGGTGTGGGTATCTTTGTAGAGAGAATTGGCGTATAATGTGTTATCGATGACATCTGAATCTAAGAGGCAAATTCTTCAACTTTTTCGTTGACATTAATTCATTTCTGTTGTATTATATAAAAATGATGAAACAGTGAGTGAATGTGATGTTTGAACTTATTGAGTTGTATGAAGAAGAGTTTCGAGATCCTAAGATTCGTGAGGAATACGAAGAATATCTGGACCGGCTTGCAGATGAATTTGATTATGATACAGCAAAGGCGGTAGAACATACAACACAATCAACAACTTACAAAATTGGTTGACATTAATTCATTTTGGTACTATACTGTAAGAACACTAACACATAACAGAAGGAACACAAGATGTCCAAAATCCATCGTTTTAAGACACCCGTAGATCTTTCTAAAGAATCCATCGGCAACTACTACGCCAACCTCTACAATGCCGAAACCGGAAAGTTCGTTGAAGGTCGGCACTACGAGAGTTTTAGCGGTAACGATATGATGGAGGTAGTCAGTTACCTTAAGCGTCAAGGCTACCGTGTAGAATGGTAAGGAGACAATCATGCCAAAAACGTTCACACCTCGATACCTCAAACCCAAAACAGGACACGCATATGAAGAAGAGTTTCGAGATCCTAAGATTCGTGAGGAATACGAAGAATATCTGGACCGGCTTGCAGATGAATTTGATTATGTCAAGAGTCTAGAGATGGATAATATAAATATTAAATCTACCGTCTGAGAGGAGATAGAATAAACGTTCAGGACACGGGGGCAGTACCCGTCACCTCCACCATAAGCATATCACCGTCTCTAGTAATGAGACCTTGCTAGACACGAAAGAGTTTGTTGTGGTATGCTTATGCGGGGGGTGATATTAGGTTCGACTGACGTAGTAAAGATCAAATCGAGGTAGACGCCATGGTACCAGCGTATCGGACCAAAACTATAAATGCTAACTTTAATGTTGCAAATGACAACCACTTCGAGGATATCCGCCTAGCGGCTTAATCGACTTGTAGTCACGGGGTATGGGTTCCACCCTGTCATATAACGGGCCCAATCACTTTTAACAATCAAAGGATATAACATTGTTTAAATTCTCCGAAGAGGGAATCGCAAAGTTTATCATTTTTTGTTTTGTCTACTTAATTCTTATTTTTGTATCTATGGCAACATTGCCGGGTAATGCAGACAGTCACGAAGTAGATAAAGATAGTCTGAACTGTTTAGCTAAAAACATATACTTTGAAGCTAGAGGAGAAGAAATTATTGGTCAATATGCTATTGGTCTCGTAACTCTAAATCGTGTAAAAGACAAAGATTTCCCTAATAACATCTGCGACGTTGTATATCAGGCAATAAAGATAAACAACAAAATAGTAAAATATAAGTGTCAATTTTCTTGGTATTGTGACGGTAAATCAGATACACCAAAAGATTTACAAACTTGGTATAAAGCTATTAATATAGCAGATACATTACTACACTTTAATGTAGAAGACTTCACAAGAGGTTCTAGATTTTATCATGCGGATTATGTCGTACCTAAATGGAGCAAAAATAAAAAGGTATTAATTAGAATAGGAAAGCATATTTTTTATGAATAATTTTTATAATAGTCTCGCTAACGATAAGAAACTATCGATTATTGCTGGACCGTGCGTTTTTGAAAATCAAGAGTTGGCAGTGGAAATCGCAGAGACTCTAAAAGAGATTTGTGACGATTTATCTGTCAACTTTTGTTTTAAAATGAGTTTTGATAAAGCAAATAGAACATCATCCTCTTCATACAGAGGAGACTTTGATGGTGCGTATTATGCATTTGATTCAATAAGAAATAGAGGTATACCTACATTAACAGATGTACATGAATCTTGGCAATGTGCCGTAACTAATGCTGATATTCTTCAAATACCAGCATTTCTCTGTAGGCAAACTGATCTTCTAAAATCAGCTGCCGAAACTGGTAAACCTGTGAATGTAAAAAAAGGACAATTTTTATCTCCATGGGAAACGAAAAATATAGTTGACAAGATAAAATCCTTTGGTTATAATGAAGTAATGTTAACTGAACGAGGTACAACATTTGGATATAACAATCTCGTTGTTGATATGCGTTCATTAGAAGTGATGAAAGAATATGCACCTGTCATTATGGATTGCACACATGCCGTACAATATCCAGGAGGTCAGGGAGGTTCAAGTGGGGGTGATAGACGTTTTGCTTCTGTTATTGCTTATGCAGCTACCGCTGTATCAATAGCAGGACTCTTTATGGAAGTCCATCCAGATCCTGATAATGCACCGAGTGATGGTCCTAATATGATTAAATTAAAAGATTTTCCAGAAATAATAGAACAAATTTTAGAAATTGATGGAGTGGTTAAAAAATGATTTATGGTAAAGTTTGGGGTCAGACAGAATCTCTTTTAGTGACTCCCATGATTGAAGTTCACAGAATCATTACAAAGTCTGGTTATAAATGTTCAGAACATTTACATAAACACAAGTGGAACGGATTCTATTGTATTAGCGGTAAAATGAATATTTTTGTACGTAAGAATGATTATGATCATACAGATAAGACAGAACTAAGACCAGGAAATTTCACTACAGTGAAGCCGGGTGAATATCATTGGTTTGAATGTGTAGAAGATGCTGAGGTACTAGAAATCTATTACGCTGAAGCAATCTCAGAAGATATTGTAAGAAAGAATACTGGAGGAATTATTTCGAAATGATTGATAAGAATAAGTTCAATCAAGAAATTGAAGATTTTGTGTATGAAACTGGTGAATCTTATATTGACGCAATTATCAATTTTTGTGAAAAGAATAATGTAGAGATTGAATCTGTTGCTAAAATGATTAATAAAGTTATCAAGGCGAAGATTGAATCAGAGGCTAGTGATTTAAATTTACTAACAGAGAAATTATGCAGATTGCCCATGTGATGTCGTTTCCTGGTTTCAATGCGTATAAAACTTATCTTGCGCTGAGAAGTCATTTTACGACTGATTATGATTACTTTAAATATAATGGTAAACTGAGAGTAAAGGAGGAATCTTTTTTAAGACGTAAAGACAAGTTTTTCTTCGAGAAGATAGAAAGGAGGCATAAGAAGGAACTTGTTCCATTCTTCGTTTCAAATCTAATCAAAGAGGATAATAATTGGAGTGGAGGTCTTGTTTCTGACAAGGCTGAACAAGTCTTTAACGAATGGAAGAGAAAGTTCCAGTCACTTAAATATTCATTCCGTGAAGATATGAGTAAACTTCGTGATTATATGGATCGGAATGATCTTCAGTTTGATGAGGTGTTTCAGTGTGATGATGGACAACATCCAATAATTCTGAAACTCCTCATCTCTGAAGATATATCAATCGAGTCTTTTATTATACTAGACAAAGTGCTAGGATTCGTGAAAAAGATCAATAAATACGTTGACGATTTCATTTGGATCGAGTATAATAAGAAGATAGTAAAGTATTCGTCATTTATTGAAATTGATCCAAAGGAGTATCGTCATGTCGTAAAATCTATATTTGTTTAAGTCGTATAAAGTCGTATTAAGTAGTTTTAAGGAGAATCAAAAATGGCAGCAACATCTTTTGCCGCACTCAAGAAGTCAAGTAAGTCATCACTTCGTGACCTAGTAACAGCAGCCGAAAAGGTCACGGCACGAGACGAACTCAACACAAACGAAAATATCTGGAAGCCTGAAGTAGACAAGGCAGGAAACGGATACTCAGTCATTCGATTCCTACCAGCAGCCCCTGGTGAAGAACTTCCATGGGTCAAGGTATACAATCATGGATTCCAGGGTCCTGGTGGTTGGTGGATTGACGAATGTCGAACCACAATTGGCGAAAAGTGTCCAGTTTGCGAACACAACTCTATGCTTTGGAACTCAGGTGTAGAGTCCAACAAGGATATTGTTCGTAAGCAGAAGCGTCGATTAAACTATTATTCCAATGTTCTAGTCGTATCAGATAAGGCAAATCCTCAGAATGAGGGTCAAGTGTTTCTTTATCGGTATGGCGCAAAGATCTTCGAAAAGATGCAGAATGCAATGCAACCTCAATTTGAAGATGAAGATCCAATGAATCCTTTCGATTTCTGGGAGGGTGCTAACTTCAAGTTGAAGATTCGTCGATATGAAGGTTATCAGAACTATGACCTATCAGAGTTTGATAAGAGTTCTGCTGTATCTGACGATGATGCAAGGATTGAAGAGATTTGGAACTCTCAACATCCACTATCTAAGTTTCTTGATGTATCTGAGTTCAAGTCATATGAAGAACAAAAGACTCGACTCAATCGTGTTCTTGGTCTTGATGGTGGTCCTGAACTAAGTGAAGTTGCTCCAGCACCTCAACCTCGTGTTGCGGCAGCTAAGGAAGAAGATAGTGTTCCTTGGAGTAATGATGATGAAGAAGATGACGATAGTCTATCATTCTTCAAGAAATTGGCAGAGGAGGATTGATAAAATATCAGAGGGGACTTCGGTCCCCTCTTTTTTTTATGTAAAAGCTACAGAAAATCGAGACGCAGCAGATCTTGTTGGCGATTGTGTATATTGAGAAATACCACCAGAAATAGTAGTTTGACGATTACTATTATTGATAATAGTCTGTGATTGATCTACACTAGTTGGTGAAGAGGAACTAGGTGACGCTATAACTATAGGAGCTTGTGATTTCATTGCGTTATTCATTGAAACCATCTCCGCTTCTAAACCATTCATTCTAAGAGATCCAGCT